GCTGCTCTCGCCGCAGTTCGTACACTTCGGGCCCATGACCAAACCATTCTCGCAGTGCTCCATCAATGTTTTCCATGCACTGCTCCCTGTTGGACAACGCTTTGGACTTCAACACAGAATGTAAACTTTTGAAAATGGAATCTTCGTCAAGAGCTCCAAACCACAAATCCACGTATGAATTGTAGACATTCTTTCTTTTAAGAAAATCTGCCTCTTCATCTTCCATGTATTCTGTGGGATCAGCTTCTTTGTCTGGCATCGTAAATTTCATGTCACAACTCGCAAGATATTCAGCCACTGTTATATGGTTGAATTCAGGATACAGAATGTTCACAGACCCTTTCATATCATCACCATAGGTCATCATCGAACAAGTCTGTCTGAAAGTGCCTCTCTTCTCCGGTGATACAATAGTGTAAAACGCGCATCTCATCAACAATGCATTCACGATGGAATTGATATACACAGTCAGGTTCTGACCTGACGGATTGGATCCGTAGTGCTGTATTAAGTCGCCGTTGTAGGCCATCAGTGGATAACAAATTTCTGTGGCAACACCTTCCATAATACACAAATGTTCGTGGGAATAATTTCCACGTTTAGCCATGTCGATCAAAATGCGAAAGGCTGTAAACATCACTTGCGCTGGCATGCGCAAATCGTACTTGGAATAGTCTCCAGCAAGAATTCTGTCACTTCCATATCGGGTCATGTGTTTTGTCAACGCATCCCATTCGGGTCCCTGAGAATTTATGCCCACTGCGCACTCTGACAACAGAGGATACAAAGACAAGACTCTTGCACATGGCAAAAAGTACTTTCGGACAAGAAGTTGCAAAGCCACTGGTGCGCCTTGAAAAACACGCACTTTGTCCTTGGTAATCTTCGTGGGTTCGTCCTTCAGGCAAGCCTTAAAAATTGGATAAGCTCTCTCTCCCCGCAAAAAACACTTTTCCATTGCGTCAGCCACTTCAATGACTTTTTCATCTATTTCGCACGGGCATGCAAAATCTGGAAACGCATTAGGATCTAGCTCAGTAATCAAATTCTTCTTTGGCCCACTGAGCGGGTATCCGGCTGAAGTGTTTACTGGCATCTTGTCAATGAATCTTACTCCATCGATGCCACACAATGTTTGCATCTGGGAGAGAGGTTTCAAACCTTCTTTCAACTTGGGAATTTTTTCCAAAATGGGATACAACTGCTGCTTGTAGTCAAGAGCAGCCCACTGTAAGGCGTCTCCCTTGACGCCATAACTGGGGCACGTTGAATACTGCAGCGATGCCTGCCATGGCCAGCCTTTATTGAACTTGGGACCGGCCCATTTATTTGGACATCCACAAACTTTCTCTACTATTGGGCTAATCTCGGTAGGGACCACAATCGAGTGATAAGAGTTCCTTCCCTTGACTTGCCCGTAGTACTCACAATTGGCGCCCTTGGGCAACCACTTGACCGGACTCTTGTAGTGAACAGTGGGACCTTCGAAGAAGTGTATATCATACTCTTCCTGTTTCATGGTTCCCTTGCTTTTGCTCAAAATCACACCTTCACACTCGCGTACCTGCTGTAGTGCATGGCGCATTTGTGCTTGTGTGCACACGCCCGCTATGCCGCGGGGCTGTCCAGTTTTGCCACCTAAGTGGAATCCACCAATCATGGGTCCTTTCGTCTCGGTTACCAATGGGGCCATACACAGTCCAAAAAACGTGTTGATGGGTAAATCATAGTAACATCCTTCGTATGAACATGCATGAGAAGATACTCTGTCGGGATGTAACCGAGATTGCCAGTGTTGCAAGTTTCCGCCAGCATCCCTATACACCAAAGTGAAGGGGCAAGAGCGATATGTACTTTCTGGGAGATACTCGGTCAAATCTTTCCAATCACCTCCATTCGGAACCCACACCAACGTGAGATCAGTGTCCGGTATGTGATATGACATTTTCTTAGATATAGTACACTTGAAATTTCCCCCAATGTTATTAGGGGAGTGTCGAGTGAACGATGCCAATATTTCATCTGCCAACCACATGTGATTCGGAAGCAAAGCAACATTTGAACAAGGGAAAAACGCATCGCACTCATATTTCTTGTTGTTCATTTCCAAGATCACATGACACGTGTTTCTCTCAACACTTCTCACTAGCTCTTTGACAGTTGAGGTTTTAGATCTGTTGGAACACGGCATTGGTGTAATTACCACTCCGCTCCACGGATTCACCTCCGCATCTCTCTCCTCGATTTCACATTCTGAAGATGGTTGTAAATTCCCTTGTGGTTCTACTTGCATGTACTTCCACAACTTTGCAGCTGTGTATAAGCAAGCTATCGCAGCACATGATCCCAAAATGTATTTTCCATAAGTCTCTCTGTAGTACTTGACCACTTCAGGGAGAGCCTCATCTCGATTTGTGAGTTCATTCATAAGATCAGCTTTGTGTGTATGTACACCAGCTGCAACGTAGTATAATGGTATGAATTGAAGTAGGATAAAACACCATGCGTACTTGAGAAGGGGCAACATGATTATGCTTGCAATCAAGCAATGCCACCGCATTCGAATCAAGCGTTCATTGTATTCTTTCTCTACGCACCGAAAAAGGTACGCTTGAACTATTTTGCTCTCATACCAATCCTCCGGGAGTATGTGTATCCATGAGTATTTCCAATTTTCCTCATAGTATTCCAAGGTGTCCAGCATTTCTTTGACCAAGGTGTGTTCAAACGTATTGACAGTTCCCAACAATGATCGGGCCTTCGGAAATACCTTCCTGATGATTGCTTCTGCTAACACTTCACCAAGTTGGTTGTCACAGACTTCGTCCTTTTCTTTCATCCACGCCGCGATCTTGGGCCCCAACTCTTTTGAATTATTGACCAGAGACCGCTGATGCTGGAAAAACCGGGCAGAGTCTACCCTCAAGTAGTCAATGAATTTGTAAATTGACACGTCTTTCATCTCTTCTCCATCATGAGTGAGTGTCTCCCATCCAATAACATCACGAGCTCCTTTAGCTCGCTTGGTACTAGCTTTCGGGTACGCTCTCTCTAATGTGATATTCCACAAATCTGGAACAGCAGGCTGGCCATCTGGGTACTTAAGAGCCACTTTTTGTGGATCCAACATCCCATTAGTTGACACTTCCTCCTTAGAAGTGACTGTGGCCATAACCTGCATACGGCGGACCACAGAAGCTGGCTCATTAGAAAAAGTGTGCGCACAAATGTCCTTAACATTGCTTGTCAGAACAACCGACTTGGGCTCCACGGAAATTTTTCCCTTGAGCTCAGCTTCAGCCATAACAGCATATAAAGGTTGGTTGTTCACAATCTCGATGACTTTCTGTGTGCACGCTTTCTCCACGAAATCAGGTTTTGTGTTGCCAATGTCGTCTATTACGATACCGTTTATGAATGCGCGATACGAAGACATGTATTTGTCTTGTTCGTTCAACACAGTGATACGTGAATCGTCAGCATCATAGCCATTCGAAGCGAGGACTACCGACATGACAATGTTTGACACGCTAGTTTTTCCTTGTCC